TTAAAGTTATACTCATCAAAATTATAACGAACTGCACTTGTTCTAGCAGTAGTAATGCTTGTCCATGCACCGCCTGTGCTGTACTTAACATTTGCTCCTGCGGCAGCAATGACGGTATTGTTAAAAACTGTTACGCCAATAATCTTATCTGTGTTACCATTTACTTGTGTGCTGGAATACTTTGTAGTTCCAGTAAGCCTACGATAGCCACCAGTAATTGAAGGCTCAAAGTTTTGTAAAGTTAATGCCTCCCCCGGCTGCATAGTAAATGCGTCTTTGTCCAAGACTAATCCACCACCACAAGAAAAAATAAAAGGAGATAGTTGTGCTAAATCAGGCATATTATGTGCCTATATATTCCTCATGATAAGCAATCAATAATGATACTGTAGAGTTTTCTTCTGTAGACGCTTCAATTCTATCTCCAGCACCCATGTGTAAATCAAAATCATAGTTTATTACGCTGTTACCTATTTGAACTACAGCATTAATAATTGGATGCGTAGTATCGTCTTCTTTATGGTACCATTTTAAAGTTGTAGTTTTATTACTATTACTACCATTACTTAAAATTATGCGATTAACTTGAGTGCTGTACCCAACAGGACAAGTGTAATATACTGTATTTACTGTTGTTAAAGAAGCTGCTTTACTTCTACTCCGAATATTACGTGGAAGTACTTGTACCATTTTTAAAAACTAGTAGGTGTTGCAAAACCAGCACTAAAACTTTTAGGAATGTATGTAGAACGAACATAGTCAAATCTGTTAATAAGAAGAGACTGCATGTTTTTAATGCCTTCGTTAAACAAAGCAAAACTACGTTCATAAAGCGCAGTTTCACCCCTAAAGAAATACATATATGCAATAGCGCCGTCAATAACTACGTGCTTAAATCTGTCTGGAATAGTTGAAGTATCCGTGTCTGCAGACATATCAGTTGCAGGAAAAGTGTAATAATCAAAAATTAAAGTATAAGCTTTATCAGGTAAAGGATATAAACCATACCTGTCATCAGGAGTTCTAAAAACAAAATTAGGAACACCTCCACTACTAAACTGTGCTACTGTAGTTGTATCAGCATGACTTGCGGCAGTAGTTCCGCCAGCACCACGAGTGCAACCAGTAAACGTAGTAGAAGTTGTTCCTGTATACGAAATTTCTTCTGTGTCAATAACAATACTTCCGGTACTATCAAATCCAGTTGTTGAAGCTACAGTAATAGTAGTGTCTGAATTATTTAAAGTTCCGTTAAGAGTTGTAGTAACACTTAAATCTTCTTGACCGACAAAGCGATCTAGGTATTCTTTATAATCAATAGTCTCTAGATGCACTGAGCCTGAACCCAATGTATCATCTTTTTTAATACGAAAAGTAGTGTAGTCAATATGCTTAGTATTTGATGGAGAAGTATAACGAGTTACGCCAGCAGTTAAAGTAATGCTGGCTTCTGAATGATTAAACGGCCAACCAAACTCTCGTTGATTAACATAACGAACAGCTTGATTAACCGCATTTTTAGCTTGAGTCTGTACGCCACGAGAACTTGCAAAGTTAGCTGAAGTCAATTCAACTTCATTTAGTTTTACAAGAACATCGTTTACGTATGTAATAAAAGTTGTTGCCATATATTATACCCAAGCAAGAAATAGTGTGGGAAAGCACAAAGACTCTCCCACACTAATCTTAGTTTTTATGCGTTGTCGCGAGCAACTTCGGTAGCAAGATCGGCTACACCAGTTAGATCACAAACAACAGCATAAACGCGCAGAACACCACTTGAAACGTCATTGGCACCAGCGGTAACAAGAACGTCAATAGTATCGGTGGTTGCAACAAAGTCAGTGTAAGTTGAACCACCGACTGTGTTAGCTGCACCGTTTGTGCCTGAAGCAAGGTAACCTGTTGAGGTTACGTCGCCGCCGTCAACAATGTCGTCACCGGCAGCAAAGTCAATGTCAACAGTTGGAGTTGTACCATTGAATGCAGTTAGAACTTCCGCACCGGCTGCAACAATAATTGAGCCGCCGGGAATTTCTAGAACCTGAAAGATATCTCCGCTAGTGATGGCTGAAAACAGACCGGCACTAACAAGCTTGCCTACGTCAAGAATCTTCTCAACAAGGTAAGTGGAGTTACGAGCATCAGGAAGTGCTGCGATTGAATTAGCACTAACGCCAGCAGTTGAAGAGGCGGTAAGATCATAAGTTGCCATATCTAAATCCTCCCTTAAGCTACGTTGTACTTAGCAGTGACGACACCTTCTGGACGCAAAATTTTGCGGCCATAAAGGTGCATACCACGAACGATGTCAGCAAAGCTGTCTGGATCACGGTATGTTTCAGTCTTCATGATCTGGCTTGCAGTTGCAACGCTAGAAGCATGACCACCAACAATTACACCGTAGTCAGTGTTCTGGTTAGCAGAACCTGTAGTGGTAGGACCACCGCCGACTGCGGGAAGGTTGTTTGAAACATAGACCTTGAAACCATAGAAGTTGTTAAGAACTAGACCATTACGCATACCACCAGATTCACCGAAATCTGCATTGAAAAGACGGCTGTCTTCGTCCATGAGAATTTCCATGAAAGCAGGGTGAACAACAAGCCAACGGTTGTCCTTGTCAACATACTGAGTGTCAAGAAGGCGTGACATACGAGCAACAATCATTGCTGGAGAAGCTGTAGCCGTTGGAAGTGTAGTTGCACCGGGAAGGCGAGCAGCAATAGGAATTGAGTGATCGCCTGCACCAGCAGTATTAATGTTACCAAATGAATCCTTGCGGAGTTTCATTGAGGTAAGTAGTTCATCTGAACCGGCAGTTGCAATTGCCTTGGTGCCAGAAACTGTAGTATTAACAGCACTAGCAACAGCACTAACTGCAGACTGAGCGTAACCGGAAAGATAACCCAGAACTTCAGCGTCAAACTGGTCACGAAGGCGGTAGCCTGCACGATCAGCAGCCATCTGCTGGAAGTTCACATGAGAATGAGCCTCTTCAATATCGTCAACCTTAAAGGCAAAATAGTTAGCCTGATCGACAACAAGCGAAAAATCCTCATCGTCTAGGTCTTGTGGAGAAATCTGTGTGCCACGTGCATAGGACTTGACAGTGATTTCTGGTTCTTTGATGATACGAACTGTATCGCCAAAGCTTGCGATCTCACCAAAATAATCATTGTTGGTGATATCTTCAGCTACAGAACTCTTGCGGAAAGCAAGCTGTACCTGTTTGGAGTAAATGACAGGGCTAAAATTGCCATTTGGTAAACTATTATACCCTGCCGCTGTCTTAAAAGCCATGATAACCTCCATAGCATTAAAACAAATGCGGTATTCCGCTGACCTACACAGGTCATATATTAGGGTATAACTTTGAGGGCTAGTTCTTTGGGTTAGGAATAAAGATGATCAATCAGTATCCGGCCAAACTTACTAGGTAACTAAAAGTCACTTAAGATAAGTTACTAGAGTAACACTAAAAAGTGGGTCTAGTAACTTTACTACACACCATTTTAACTAAAAATGGTGATTTGTCAAGTAAAAAATTACTTAACGTGCGCCTCCAGATAAATCATAGACAAAGTTGCCAGTACGAATGGCTTCCATGATACTGTCAGCTTTCTTTTCATACTCATCAGCAGTCATTTTTTGAACTTGTGATTCATAAAATGCGCCGTCTTCACCGCCTTCACGAGGAGTAGACTTTTGAGATTTTGTAGTTACAGAAGATGCTGCTTGTTTGCGAGTATCTACTTTACTTTCTTTCTTTTTAAGTAGGCCATTATCCGCCTTATACAGATCAATAGCACGTGCAGCAGAAAGAGCATCATCTTCGTTATCATAAAGAGCAGTCTGAACCCACTTAGGCTGAGTTTCAACCCACTCGTGAAACTCATCCTGATCTCTAATGTCTTCAAAATCAGGATGCAATCTTATAAGTTCTGCTTCCGCCTTTTCTTTGCGAGCATTAGTCTGCATCTTTTCAATTTCTAGTAATTTTTTACTAACAGATTCTGACCGCTCGTCTGCTTTCTTAATTGCAATAGTTTCAATTACTGCTGCAATGTCTGGGTATTCTTTAATCCAAGCATTTAATTCATCTTCTGTTTTGGGAAGCTGAATATGCTTCTTAGTGCTTTCTTCAAGCTGTTGCTCTAGCTTTACAATTCGCTCTTCAAAATCTTCTTTTTGTTTTTGAGAAAACCTACGAAGATCGCCATAGCGTTTCTTAAAGGTTCGCTCTTCTGCAGAAGTTTCTAAAAGACTATCTTCTTCTTTACGAAGTTCTTCTCTTGCCTCTTCTTTATCTTCTTCATCAGAAGCATCTTTTTTAAGTTGCTCTAGTTCTTTTTCTTCTTCTTCTACAGTCTTCTTATTGCCATAAGGGCGATTTGCAAAACCCACTTTGCGCTCTGGCTGTGGATCAGCAACTACTGCTTCAGTCATTTTATTTCCTTTAACTGGGGCCAACCGTAGCCTACTGTGTTAGCAGGGGGATAGGGTAAGCCAGCAAATGGACTATTTACTTGAGGCTAGTCCTTTACCTCTCTTCTTTTTAACTGGGGTTTTACGCTTCTTTACAAGAGCACCCTTGCTTGCAAAACCAAAATCTTCTGGTGAATAAGTTTTATCTCCAACAGTAATCATTCCACCATCAGACATACTAATTAGACCACCTTTTGAAAAAGGGGTCCAGCCCGTATCAGTACCAGCGTATCCTGAACCACCGACACCTCCACCGGGTGCAGCCGCACCGGGGGCTGCAACAGAAGGATCTGCACCGACAGAAGGAGCATCAACAGAAGGAGTAGCAGTAAGTTGTTGTCCACTAGTTAATGCTGCAGCAGCTACTTGTGCTGGAGTTACAACAGGGGGTAGCGCAGGGGGTGGCGCTGTCGTTGTGGAAGGCCCTTCGGGATCAGACGATTTCTGAGTTTTACCCTCAGTTTTACCAAAGAGTGTTCCTTGCATAGCGCCTAGCTTAGGTTGAATTCCTCTATCATTGGTAAAAATATGCTGACCAGATTTAGGATCAATTACGTAATAGCCATATCCTGCTTCTTTTGATGATTTTGCTGATTCGTCAAATGCTTTAGCAGCAGCTAAAACAGCCTTTTTTCCTGTAAGAGTTTCTCCTTTTGGGTTTTTAGAATAATCAATAAAGGTAGTTTGGCCTTTATCATTTTTACCCGTCATACCTTCTTTACCAACCAAATTGCTTAAAGCCATTGTAGCACCTTTTGATACAAGAGCAGAAGCACCCATACCAAGTAAACCTAAATTACCTAAAATTCCAAGCCCCTTTTCTGATAAATTTATCAAAGCAGATATGCTGTTTGACAGTCCTTCCGTTGTACCTGTATTATTGTCTGACTCAGAGTTATACCCTTCTGTAACATCACCGGGGTCCACGTCTTCAGGCTTGCGTTGTAATTCAGTAGGAGGAGTAGTAGTTTTACCTTCTTCTTGTTTTTTAGTGTACTCTGCGCGTGTTACGTACCCTTCAGGAATTTGGCCTATAGGTTTGCCATTAATAGTAGTAACAAAAATAGATCGCCCGTCAGGTCCAACATACTCTGCTACACCGTAGCCTGTTCCACCGGGAGTTGGACTATACTGATATTCAGGATAGGTAACATTTTGCTGGTCCGGAAAACGAATAGGCGCAGTAGGTCTATACATTTGTTGTGTAAGAGGAGAAGG